AATACAAAGCATCACCAGCAGCACCGTTAGTAACCAACTGGCGAGGCGAATTATTAAGATCGTTGACAGTTACATATGCACTGTCATTAATAGTATTTGCACGAATAGGAGCTGAAGTACCCAAAGGAAGGGTAACAGGATTACCCTTCTGAGGCCAAGGCAAAGCACCCGTAAAGTAATCATGACGTTTACCACGACGGCGCAAAACATAATTAGTAGACGCACTAGCGTCAGGACCATCACCTCTGTCAACAATAGCACTGTTTTGCAAATTCTCGTCGCGGAACCACTCATTCCAAATCAAATTATAAGCACGAGGCCAAAAAGCGCAATGAGAAACTGTACTACCAGTTGCAACCTGACCAACAGTAGGCAAGCCCATATAGTCCTGCAAAGAACCAACAGCATAACCATTAGCTGGAGAAACTTGCTGAGGAACAAGGTAACTGGTTGAGTCACCAGGATTATTTTGCTCACCCATAAACTTCTGCCAATTGTCCCAAATCAAACGATTAGGTACAAAGAAGAAAAAGCTATCCAAATACATGTTATCCATAACAGGATAAATGGGCGTAGCCAAACGAGCAAAAGCAGTCATCTTCAAATTAAAAGTATCACCCGGTAGAACTTCGTCCACATACACAGGGATAAGATAACCAGCATCAAAAGTCGACTTATGCGTAAATTGACGATCAAAAGCGGCACGAGGAATATCCGCTTGAGGAATCATCGCAAAACGATGGGGGTCGACCGACATATTTCGGTGCATCATTCCAGACATTTTATAACTCACGTTTCAATTGAGAAGAACGAGCCAGGGTAACAGCTTCCTTGGCAGCCATACGCTCAGGCCAAAACTCCAAATGATCATACTTACGCAAATGATCCATATCCAACTCACGACGAGCAACTATCTCAGAAAACTCGCCAGGGTCTTCACGTTCAAACAACGTATCATAATATTTGGGAGGCTTAACCTTAACGCCACGAATAACCACATAATCCCTAGGATACACGTCAGTAGAATACTTCTCCAACCAACGAGCGCCAATTCCCGGCTTCAAAGACATGCGGTTAAATTCAGGAGTGCGGTCAATAACTTCACCATCATCAGTAATCACTTGATAATGAGCTTTAGCAGCATCACCAGTAACCTTCTGCACACAATAGCGAGCAATGTAAGCAGCAGACTCAAAAGTGACATCACCGACACTAGAAAGGCCATAAGGCCATAAAGATTCCAACAGCTTAGACGTATAGATTTTCTCACCAGAACCGGTTTTCTTATAAAAAACCTTATCAGGAAAATCATAACCAAATAAACAGGCATGAAAATGGGGACGCATAGTCCCCTGAGTGCCATACTCTCCGCCAGCATAAAAACGGACCTTAGACCCAACACGCTTGCGAAGACGTTTCATAAACTTCTGGAAATCCTGATAACTCAACGAGCCGCCCTGGGGCAGATTTGAGTCATCATAGGTAAGTGTAATGAAGGCGTTGCGATCATATAAGGACGCCTCATGGAGACAACGCATAGCCCACTGCCTGGACCTCTCCAAACGGCAACCAATACACTGTCCGCACGGAAGTTCAAGAGTACCCTCAACACCAGCTTTATTACGACTTACAAACTTTACCGAACCATCCGAGAGCCGAACAGCCGGCATGGGATGGAAGCAAGGCATTACAGACGCCAGCCGCCACGCATAGGCATGTGCTGCACGTTAGCAGCGGCAACGGTCCGGGTATCCTTACCAAAGCGCTTTGCGCTGTGACCCTTGTGAACAGGTCGACGAGAAACAGGTTTCATGATAAAGCCTTTCAAAGTTTGACAAAAGACACCCCCTAGAAGGAGGTGTCACCTAGACCAGTTACATCAAGTGGAAACTGGTCTAGCGCTGGTTATACCAGCTTACTGCGCGTCCTTCAAGTCCTTGGCACGAGCCACTAGACGTGGAGTCACAACGTCAATAATTCCGGTGGAATCGTCATAAGTACCGAGCTCGTACAGCTCAAAATCATCGGGATGCTTATTCATCTCATTGTTAGCATCAACACGGTTGACCTCATCCCGAAAAGAACGAACGCCAACGGCGGCAGTAGGCAGAAACATAGGACGCCCAAAAGCTTGAGCCGCCGTATCCTTGACAGACAAAATCACTTGCATCATGTTCACTCTCCACGAAAAGAATTGATAAGAGACTCGATATGGCGAAATTGCTCCTGACGAATCGCCATAATAGAACTATCGGTCTCAGTATTGATAGCACGACGGAGCTGCGCCTGACGCAGCAAAAGGGCCTGACGAATGACCTGACGGTCAGCGTTAGAAAGTTCCATATAAAACTCCGAAAAACACAGTGCAAAAGCGCACAACAGAAATATACACGAAAAAAAATAAAAAACCCGCCGAAGCGGGTAGGTGTTTTCACCTATAGACAGACTAGTTAGCCTGCGGCAGCCCCTCCCTCGGGAGTACCCGAGGGAGGCACCGAATCGGGTCGCTTGTTAACGAGGCCCAGCTTTAAGGCCTCTTCATAGTTAGACCCATCTTCAATAAATGCCATAAAACGAGCAGGGTCGTTATTAAACCTAGCACGAATCTCAGCGGGCACCCGCACGAACTCTTCTTGTGCCTGCCGGACAAGATTCATTGCAGTATGAAAATCAACTGCGTTCGTGAAATCCCCGCTTTGAGGCATACGCAAATTATTAGGCAACTCACCAGAAATACCAAATCGACGAACAATCGTATTAATGTTCGACTCCTCCTCAGCACTCTGGATAGCCAGACTCTCTTCTGTACAAACAAGACCAGACTCATACGACAAAATGTCGTTGTCCATGTTAAAACCAGTATTAAACATTTTAAAACTCACTTTCTGATTAAAGAACGAAGCATATCAAAAAAAGGCTTTATCTCCTTACCAATACGGCCAGAATTTTCCAGCTTTTCAGCAGCAGATAAATCAAGGTTATTTAAACCTGTTTGAGATACATACAATGCAGCCTGAGCTTTCAACATATCATACCTCTGTGTCTCCGTAAGTTGCTGCTGAAAAGCCAAAGATGCTTGCTGTTTGAGCAGTTCGGCAGCACGAACAAGACGATCACCTTCAAGTTTAATATTATTAAGCTGAGCAACAGTATTATCAGTTTCAGCCTTAACCTTAGCAATTTGAGCAGAAGTCAAACCAATACTAGTTAAAGTAGAATCCAAATTAGCTTCAGCTTGTTTTATACCAAACTGTTCTGTCACATTAGCTTCAGCATTAGTTTTCCTAGTTTGGGCAATAATATTGGCTTCCTGAGCAGAAGCCAATTTGGACTGCACAAACGTAGTTCCAGGATTACCAAAACTGGAAGCACCAGCAGCAGCAGATGAAGGAGCAGTAGGACCACCTGAAGTATAAGCAAGCATAGGATTTAAACCGGCAGCTTGCAAATCCTTTACAGTAGTTTGATACCTGGTAGCAAATTGCTCGGCAGAAAAAGCCTGAGCGTCATCTTGCCTTTTCTGAGCAGATGACGACCCAAGAAATCCACCAAGCAAATCACCACCGGCCGCAATAAGCGGCCCAGCGAACTTACCAAGAGCTTCTATCATAATCAGAAGTGGTCAATCAGACCAGGTACAGAATACAACGGCATCGGTCGAACAGTCTTGCAATCGAAGAATGAATCAAACAGAAACTGCTGTCCATTAGCAGCGGAACCAACCGCAACAACTCGACTAACAGGCGGATTATCTTCAATAAACGAACTATTCAAAGTAGGCAAAGAAGTAAAACGCTGAGCCAAATGCCACGAGTCAATTGTTCCCGAGCTAGTAGACTTAAACAAACCAGAAATCTGAGAAGGCTTATAACGATATTCGGCCCAGCGCTCCTGGTATCCAAAGACGTTATTGTCATTAGAATCACCTCTAACATAAATCTCCTTATTATAAATGGGCTGCTCACCAAGCATAGCAAAGGCAGGGAAGTAGAAATCGTACCTGGTACTACGCGACCACATACGATTAAGACCTTGCTGATAAGTAAGGTCAGCCCGAACAGAGACCAAACCGATAATCACACCGTGTTCAGTGAACGACTGAGTAAATCCGTGACCTTTCGCAAGTGCCGTACCAACACCGGCCAGGTTAGCAAGCGGAGTAGTTGTACCCGATGCGTTAGAACCAGACGTCTGGGCAATAGGATTAATGATAATAGGAGTGGAGCCACCACCAAGATACTCAGGACGCTGCAAACGAGCGTCAGGACTGATAACACCAAAATGTGCACGAACAATCTCAGTATAACGCGTACCGCCACGAGCATCCCTTTCAAGCAATTTCTGAATCTGAAAAGATTGGCGAAGCTGATTAATGGTAGCAGCGGTTGCTGTAGTCAAATCAGCAAATAGGGGAACAGACGTGGGCGGAGAAGAAGTATTTTTCAAATACAAAGCATCACCAGCAGCACCGTTAGTAACCAACTGGCGAGGCGAATTATTAAGATCGTTGACAGTTACATATGCACTGTCATTAATAGTATTTGCACGAATAGGAGCTGAAGTACCCAAAGAAAGGGTAACAGGATTACCCTTCTGAGGCCAAGGCAAAGCACCCGTAAAGTAATCATGACGTTTACCACGACGGCGCAAAACATAATTAGTAGACGCACTAGCGTCAGGACCATCACCTCTGTCAACA